CATACTTATTTTTATATTTTTTTGAAGTACGTTTTAGGAATCCTTGGGCTTTACAACTTGCTTTTTGTGAAAATCCCATATTTTTTAAAGATGTAGATTTACAATATTTTCTGGTCATCGAAGGCATAATTATTTTTTATTTATATAAATAAAAAATGAAATAAATGAAAAGATTACCAAATGAAATAATTTCAAAAATTTTATTATTTAACAGTACAACCTTAGCAGATATGATAAGATATCAAATAGACGATTATAATTTGTATTATATGTGGTATAAGGAAAATTTTCCGTATAGAGGAGAACCTGAATGTTTTTATAAAATACAATTAAGATATAATAGATTAATTATGATGAATTTTGATTTTTTTTAATTTTCAACAAAACAAATGATTTTTTTTTAAATTTTTTTAATATTTATTCTTATAAATAAAATATGAGTGTAGAAGATTCTGAAAAAAATAAACGTATTGTTTATAATGTATTAATGTCATTAATTATTTCAATTTTTATTACCGGTTTAATTGTATTAATCATTTATGTATTTTTTCGAAAAGTTTTAGAACATAAAAATAAAAATTATGGAATAGCATTAATATATACTTTATGTTTTGTTCTGATTTATAAACAATTCGAAACAAATGAAAAATTTGTTACAGATTATGTTGTTGCAACTCCATCATGTGATACTGGTTATTCATATAATGTTTTAAGTTCTAATTGCTATGGTTTTAAAAATGGAAATCTTGATTATAAAGATGCAATATGTCCGACAGATTATAAACAAATTGAAAATTTATGTTATAAATGCAATGAAACAAATTTAGTTGTTAATGATTTAACTAAAAAATGTGTAGCAAAAGATACTTTAATTAACATGACTAGCAAAGCATATTGTCCAAATCCCTCATATCCAATTTTAAGAGGTACAGATCTTTTTGGATATTGGTGCGACGAACCTTATAGATTGGATTTTTGGAACATTAAAAGGATTCCAGCAACATGTCCATCAAAAAATTATGAAGAACACACTAATACTTATAATAAATATTGCTATAAATGTGCTGATAATAACTATAAAGTTGATATTACAGGCTCTTCAGGTTCAAAAAATTTTTTAGGTTGTAAACCTAAAATTGTTTAGATCTTAAAAATGAATACCATCATAAGATATGATGATTTTTATAATTTACTACTTTTATAACAATTTATAAAAACATAAACTTATTTTGTAATAAGATATCAAATAGACGATTATAATTTGTATTATATGTGGTATAATAGATTAATTATGATGAATTTTGATTTTTTTTAAGTTAAATATTATCTCTACAAAACAAATGATAATCATATAGAAGTGATTTATGAATATTATTATATTTACTATATTTTTTTATATTTTTTTCAAGTTCTTTACACATTTCCATTTCATCATTTTTTCTAAGCATGCTAAAAATCATTGCTAATATTACTGACATTATGATATATAATATAATTATTCTTAAATCAATTTAAGTAAAAAAAGTAAAGAAATAAAAAATGATTCATAGATATTTTAATAAATCTCTTGGTTTTGGAGAATATAAAAAAACAGCAATAGATTTACTTAAAATAACAATTGATATACTAGAAGAATTTAATATTGATTATTTTTTGATTTCTGGAACATTACTTGGTTATGTAAGACACAATGACTTTATACCTTATGATGATGATATGGATTTGATTGTTAGTGCTGATATAAAAAAATTAATACCTGATATAATGAAAAAATATAATAATAAAGTTAATTTAATTATGAAAGATGAACTTGTTAAAATTTGTTTTAAAAATAAAGTTATTAATCTAAATCATTTTACAGTTTGGTCAAATTATTTAATAAATAAAAAAGATTCTTATTATTGGCCATTTGTTGATTTATTTATTTTTAATTATTCTAAAGATAGAAAACAAATCAATTTTTTTGGAAAAAATTGGAATACTGAAGAGTTTTTCCCAAATCAGAAAAAAGAATTTAATAATATAATTGTATCAATACCAAAAAACCCTGAATATTTTTTATCTATAAATTATGGAACAGATTATATGAAAATACTTAAATCATCGAATTGGAATCATAAAAAAGAGTGTCCAATCCCAAAACAATATAAAATAACGATTGAAGAATATAAAAATTATATTAAAACAGTTTAAATATCTTCTAAATCTTTTTTAATTGTTATTTTTCTTATATATTTATAATCTCCTTCTAATAATTCATATTTAATTTTTAATAAATCTAATAAAGGTACTATTTCCCATAAAATTCTCCTTTCTTTTTTCATATAATTTGAAAAAAGAAAATCGTATAAAGCGAAATGTATACAAATAGGTGTACATATTTCAATATATTCGTCGCGATTAACTTCTTCATAATTATCATTATTTTTTTTCAATAAACCATTGGTTAAATTAAAATAATATTGTGAATAGAAAGAATCAGAAAATAATAAATCTTTAATATGTTTTTCTTTTATAAATGGTCTACATGCATCATGTATTATTAAATTTGATATAGATTCTTTTAAAACATTTTTAATATAATATAAACCTACATCAATTGATTCTAATCTATCACCAATATCATTTATTGTAATATAAATTTTATTCTTTTTTAAATCATCATCATTTTCTATAATTTTTTTAATATCGTTAAAACAAAAACTATTGGTAACGATAAGTACCATATCTAATGTATTTACAAGTATTTTTAGTGAATAAATAAATAAAGGAATTGATTTATAATAATACATTTGTTTTAATATATCAGAACCAAATCTCCTACTAAACCCTCCAGAGAGCAATAATCCGATATTTTTATCAGATTTAATTATTAATTTATTGTAAAGATCATTTATATCAATATTATATATATAATTATTTATTTCAAAATTTAATCTTAATGTTGGTTTAATATAATTGATTACAGATTCTAATATTTGGAATGGGATTGCTTCTTTTTTATTTTGTGTTAATAAGATTTTGTAATCTAAATTACATGATATATAAAAACCTTCATTATTCATTAGAAACTTGTCGTCAATTATGGACCATATACATTTATCATTTGAATCTGATGAAATTAAATGTTTAGAATCAATATATTTCCATTTAAATTCATCTGAATCATTTAAAATATCAAAAACTATGTCATTATCTTTCTTTCTTAATGATAGAAACAAATTTCTATGATTTTTTAATTCATTATCTTTATTTTTTAATTCCATATTTTTATTTATAATTTTATTTTTATTAAGAAATAAAATGAATAGAATAACTTATGACGATTGTTATGATTTAGGACTTCTTAACAATTATACGCTTTTATCAAAAACATTTAGACATATAAATACTCCGTTAAATTGGATTTGTAATGACTGTGGTAACAAATTCATGGAAACGTTCAATAACATAAAGAATTACAATAAAGGTTGTTTAAAATGCAGTTATAAGAAATATAATAAAAGAAATTGTAAATAAATTAAAGTTTTAATTATATTTTCAAAATATAAATGGATTATAAATTATTATTAAAAATTTTATTAGAATGGTCTTTTGAGAATAAAGAATATGAAATGACAAATTATATTTATAATGAATTCAATATAGGTATACCAGTAAGTTTTTTATATAAATTAACAAATAAAACATATTTTTCATCAATAGACAGTTTTTTATCAAATTCTACAACAAAAAAATCAGAGAATAAAGATTTTGATAAATTATTATATTCTTTTTCAAAATCTAAATATGGTTATCTAAGTGAATGGAATAAATACGGATATAAATTATAATACTTCAAAAAGTATTATAATTTAAGTTACGTTACGTTGATTAAATTTTATGTTTTCTTTATTTTCTTATCATTTTTCTTTTTTTAATTTTATATTCACACGTAGTGCATATAGAGATATAACTTACACATTTACTTTCGCAAAACCAGCATATTCTTTCTAAAGGAAAATCAATTTTTATCGAATCCATTGTGAAACTGATATCTATAATATAAATAAATAATAAAAAAAATAAATCAATTTTTTTTCACATTGTTTTCATTTTTTCTGTAAAATATGAACTAATTCATTTATGAGATTAATTTTATTTATTTCATATAAAGCATCCTGTAATATTTTAATTAGATTATTTATACAATATTCATATTCTATATTAAGAGTTATTTGATAATCTCTACAACCACTTCTTATTAATGACACATTGTATGATTTTCTGAACAAGCTTTTTTTAGATAAACAACATTTATTATCATAACATTTATAATTATTACAAGTCTTATCCCATTCTTCATCTATTTCGTTATTTGAACTAGAATATTTTAATTTATGATCATCCATTTTTTCTTCATATTTACTAATGACACCCAGTTTACTATATTTTAATTCATCAATGCATTTTTTAATTATGTCAATATTCCCATTAGATACTATAATACAATCATTTGATGTTCTAATATTTTCTTTTGGTAATAAGGTTTCTTTGCTAAATTTACAACTAATAATATTATGTCTGAGAAAATCAGATAGAGATGAATATTTTGTAGGTTTTGTTTTTGTATAATAACAAATCATTTTATCTATTTCATCACATGATTTACCAATTTTCATATATTTTGGATTATCATTAAAATAACTACCTATTATCTTATACAAATCAAGATATTTAGGTGAACATCCATCAAATTTTTTAGTAGATTCATCAAATTTTACTTTCATCTTCTATTTCTATTATTATAATATTTATAAATTCATTTTTAAGTTAATATATTTTGGTGGTCTTTTATCAAAAGATAATTCACATATACTAATATAGGTGATATAATCGCAGCGCTAAAACACCAAACACTTCCTATAACTTTTGGATTAATTATTCCAGTTCCAATAAATGTTAATGTAAATACGGAACCTATCAATATTTTTGATTCCATCGGTTTAATGTATAATAACATTAAAATAACTGATATAATATATCCAAATATATACCATTCATGAGGCCAAGACCATTTTAATCTATTATCAGGATTTTGACATCTATTTGTATTATCAACACATGTAGGATCCAAGGGAAGAGTAATATCAGGGTATTGTTTTGGAAGATAATAGATAAATAATATATAAAGGAAAAATATAATACCAACTAATAAAGGAATAAAATCAGTTATTTTCAATGTCTTTTTAGATATAATAATTGATAAAATAATTCCTAAACCTATTGCTATATTGTGAGTTGCTAATAGATATTTTCCATATGAACTTCCAAACCTATTTAAATCATCATTTTTTGTATCTATTCCATGCCATATAAGTAATTCTGCAAATTGCATTTGTGAATAAGTTAAAATTAATATCCCAAGTGTAATTTGACGAGTCATAAGAGCAAATATACCTGAAATAATACCTAAAACATAAGATATAATACTAGTTGTAAAACTATAACACATTTAGTTTAAATAAATATTTTTTATTTTATATGAAAAAATTAAACTTAAATTATATTTATTTAATGAGTTCTTAATACAACATTAGTCTTTCCACTCTTTAAAAGAATGTCTAACATCTCAATTGCCATGTGAGATGGTACATCGATTATTATTTCTTCTTGGACAGGCTTAGTCTCCTCAATGACAATTGTATCTTGGACGGGCTCCTCAGTAAAAACTGTAATGGTCTTGGACTCCTCAACAACAAGTGGAATGGACTTGGACTCTTCAACTTTTTTTTCTTTAGATTTTAAAGCATATGGCTTCAAGAAACGTTGTTCATAGTTCTCGAATGTCTCTCCAGCATGCATAAACATACAAGTTTTTTCGTGTGTTTTATTTCTATAATATCCATTGTCATCGACAAGAATATGATAACATCTATCACCAAATCCACATGGTGAAGGAGCGACCAATTGTTCTTTTGTATGCGCAAAAGTGCATTCACTACCCTTTTCACATGGAACACCATCGTAAATAGAAACACACATACGTGTGAAACTATTATTGAATACTGGTCTTGTCATGATACCATCTTTTACACCTAAACGGATGAGGTACATTTTCTCAGTCTCAACGGGATGCTTGTATATACAAGCATTTGCGGAGTCCTTATTCTTTGTTTTGTTCATGCGATTGCATCTATCTCCGAACTTGCAGGTGTTAATAGTAAGTTCATCAATGAAATGAGCAAACAAGCATTTGGTTCCATACTCACATGGAACACCAATCTTTACAGACTTACAGATGATAGTCTTTTGGCGAGGAGCAGAACGTTCATATTTTGCTTCAGTAGTAGAAGCAGAAAAATTAATATGCACTGGAGATGAAGTACTAGAGGATGATTTCTTGGACATGACAGAATCGGTTAAACTTGGAAATTCATCGATGTTGACGAAAACAGAAGAGGCAACGTTAAAAGAAGACATTTTCGAACTTTACGGTTTGTAAACTGGAAGGTGATAATTTATATAAAAAGGTAAAAATAAAAATCAATTTTTTTTAGGTTAAATTTTCTCTACAAATATGGCATTTATCATTACGAATCTGAATATAACAATCAGAACATGATAGATGAAAACATTTAGTTATCACAATCTTATCTTTATTGTCATATTCAACAAAACATATAGGACATGATTTCTTAGTTTCTACTAACATGTCTTTGTATTCATTCATCATATGTTGAGCAGGTACTGGAAGTTCATTCATCTTAGGGGCTTCACGTGGTTCTAATTCAGGAAGTGGCGATGAAGCTGAACGATACATTGATTGTATAACTCTTTGTTCGATATTAGCATCAGATAAAATTGAACGATGTAATTCGCTATTATATCTAGTTGCTTCATCTAGTGTAGCTTGTATTGCAGTTAAACTTCGCTCACTTAGATAATATCGACTTGTTGGAACACGTTGAGCACGACGAAGTATTGGTAATGCGCTACTACGTGTTGTTGTAGAACGAAGTGTTGAGGTACGATTACGATGTGTTGAGGTACGATTACGATGTGTTGTAATGCGACGTGGATTCAGATTCGCATTAACAAATTCTTCACTTATTCGATACCCACTAACAGAGTGTTGACTGTAATTAGCCCCTAATCTTAAAAGATGAATGCTATAATTATATTTTTTAGATCTATAGGATTGAAGCAATGGAGTCATACCCATAAAATTGGGTCTATCCATATTGATATCAGAAATTAACATCATAAATATGTTTGCATTAAACTTAGATGATGCTAACATAAGAGCAGTATTACCATGATCGTTCACTACGTCATCCACGATATGAATCTCGTTTAGTAAGAAACGAACGATATCTTCTTGTCTAAAATGAGTAGCGATATGAAGCAATGTATTACCAATATCAAAGTCATTGCGTCTAGGATCAAAACCAGAATCAATGGCGATTCTAACGTTTTCAATACGACCAAACTTAACGTCGTTATATAAACTTCTTAACATAGTTGGATTTGTCAGTGAGGTGATTAAAAAAAAATAATAAAGTTGAAAAAAAAATTCAATTTTTTTACTGTTTATAAAATTTGATAGATTTAATTATTTCGTCGTATGAATGAAATTCCCGCTGAATTCTTTTATTACTATTTAATTTTCCAATAGTTTCAAAATGATTCTTATCAAATGAGAGAAGAATAATAGAAATATTATCGTTAGTCTTATAATCATTAAATAATAATATAGGGAGTCTTGATTCAGAGTCTAAGAAATAAATATCGCATTTAAAATGATTAGAAACAATATTTAAAATATCAAGAGATACAGAGGAAGGAATAGAGGGTTCAGGAATATTAATTTTATTAATAATTAATCCAACAAAGTAAGTAATACTATTTTTAATAAATTCAGATTTAGAGTCATCAACATTTTCTAAAAGGTCTTCATAATTTATAAATGTCATAATTTCAGATAAAATAATTTCTCTAAATGTATCAATTTTGTAATCAGACCATTTTTTCTTTAATCTTTTCAAAATTTTTTGGAAATTATCAAAAGAAATCATTTCATTAATGATAATATATAATTCATTATTATCGTTAATTTTATCAATAATATCATTAATTTCATCTGGAATTAAAAACTGATCGCCATTATCATTTTCTAACGATTCAATATATGAATAAATAATGTCTAAATATTCGATAAATTGAGAGGAAACGTTATATCGGAAAGATGTAAAAGAATCAGATTCTTCAATTTTAGAAAAAATAAATGATTTTAATTCATTTATTTGATTTATTTTATCACATTCATCTTTTGTTAAAATAAATTTCTTAGAAAAGGCACATAAAATAGAATTAATGAAACTATCAACAGAATTTGTATTAATAGTTCCGGTTCTACAAAGATCATTAACAGTATCAATTTTAGATTCAAAGACAACTGTTTTATTAAGAGGTAAATAATTAAAATCGTGCATATTTTAATTATAAAAAATTATTGTTTTAAATTGTTTCTTCTTCAATTTTTTTTGTATGAATATTAACAAATTTAACTAACATATGTTTTAATTTATTAGGTAATTCATTAAGATCAAATTTGATATCCTCTTTAATGTATTTACCACCAAAAGGTAATTTAAATGTACTTTTATCATCTGTATTTTCAAGTTGATATACTCTAATAAGTACATACAAAAGTTCATAACCTAATTGATCTAGACTTTTAACTAATTTAATAAACTGTTCTTTTTCTTTATTTGAAATATCTTCATTTGTATTAACATCTTTAAATAACGTATCATATAAAGGGAAATTGCTCATATTTAATTATTTAATATAATAATTATTTATAAATCAATTTAATTTTTTATTTTAAACTTTAGTATACGCTTCATTGAATGGGAAATAACACTCTTCATCTTCACATTTTGGGACACCAATTGAAAATGCTGGGATTCTACCTCTAAAATCTTCTTTAACATGTTCAGATGAGAATTTTTGTTTAGTTTCGATTTTTGAAGCAACTTCAATAACAAAACGTTTAATACCTTCAAGTGTATATTCAGAATTGTATCTCATGAAGGGTCTTCCGTTAACATATAAAACAAGATAAGGAACATATGTAATAGGAGCGATAGTATCCTTAGACATACGAATGCAATTTTTATTATTACTAACATTAACCATTCCAAATTGACAACCGCCGATTGTCCCAGGTAGTTTTTTGAATATAGGTATAAGTTGTTGACAATGAGGACATTGAACTGAATAAAATAAGATTAATGAGAATCCAGGAATAGAAGTACATAGAATAGTACCTTTTGTACCTTTAGATAAGACGAAGTCATCACTTGTTAAAAATAAAAGACCAGACATATTTATTTAAATAAAATCTATTATTTAAATTAAAAATTTAATAATCTAAAAACTTTCTTCAGATTAAATAAAAACATGCCAATCAATGATTATAATAAAAAAAATGATGACCTACCTCCTATTATAAAGATTTCTTCATGTGATGAATTACCATTCGGTTTATTAAGTAATCATTACAAATGCGATCTTAATATTAACCGAAAAAATTGGGGAAGTGTATCTCAATATGTATATTATAATCTTTTAAATGACAGAGATTATAAACAACAATTACTATATATAAATAATCATAAACATTTATATCGAGAATTTATGAAATTTTCTAGATCAACATATAATCTAAATTATTCAAAATATTTAGAATATGCTTTGACTGAAAAGTTTAGAAATCCAAATATGGCAAGACAATTATTAAAAACTGGTAATTCAAAATTAATTTATATAAATCCAGATGATTCGTTTCTTGGAGTAAAAAAAATAGATAAAAAAGATAATATGTATTATGAAGGAGAAAATATGTTAGGTAATATGTTATATAAAATAAGAACAAATTTAGCAAATAAAGATAAAAAATTATATTATAATTATGTTGTTTACACTGTTTTACAAAAAGTATTTTTAGAAAATGAAAACGTATTTTCAGAATATATTAATGTAATAAAAGCAAACAATAATACTGAGGATTTAATTAATAATATTATAGATAATTATGGCAGAGATAAAATAAAAATAGATATTCATAATAAATTTAATTCAATACTTACGATTGAATACTACGATAATATAAGGAAAATGCTAAATTTATCACTAAAAAATCAAGTAGTTATAATATTTCAGGTGTTAAAAGAAAAATTAAGAATATATAATAACAATATGATAATAAAAAAGAAAAATATAATTTTTGATATTTATTTAAAAAGTATAACAAATTCTGATGAAGAATATGAAAAATTACTCGTTGAAATTAATAATCATAACGTAAGAACATACGAACTAAAAAATATCATATATGAATTATATGAAAATGGCAATTTAGATGATTTATCTAATGAAATAAATGAGTTAACCGAAGATATACAAATTGTATCAGATGAGGATATAGAATATTATGAAAAATTTGATATTGAAAAAGAATTCACTTCAAATGATGATGATACAGAAATATATAATTCAGAGGATACAATTGAATTTGATGATTCACATGTATTTTCTATAGAAAGAAATGAAAAAATAAAAATTAATAGTATAGAATATAATAGTGTAAATCATTACATAAAAAGCGAATTAAATAAAGAATTAAATTTGTCACCATTTGTAAATATAGAAAAATTTAATTTAGAAAAAGAGAGATTATTAATGATTGCATTAAAAACTAAATTTGGTTTGGGAGATAATGGTTTTCCTGATGAAACAAAAACTTTTGGTAGACAAGTATATGATTTTAGACATGTTTTGTGGTTATGCGATACAGGCAGTAATTATAGACGAAAAATTTTATTTATCGATGATGATGATTTAATTGGTTGTAATTATATTAATAATGTAATTACAGGAAAAAATTTATTAGGAAATATATATACAAATATTATTGACCAATTAGATGTTTCAATTGTTTCTGACTTTTATAAAAAAAATAATTATAATTTGAAAGAATTCATTGAAAATGATATTTTTATGAAAAAATGGTTAGAATTACAAACCGAGTTCGTATTAAGTATTTTAACGAATATTGTATCATATAAAACAGATAAAGATAATAAAATGATTAATGTAACTACTAATTTAGTAAATAAAATATTAAAAAACTTATATAAAAATCAAGATATTTATGAAAATGACGAACAAATACCAGATATATTTATTGATATTGTAAGAAATAAAAGTCAAAATTTTTTGAATTATGTAAATATTGATGATATTTTGAATCTTTTATGGAAATATGTTATTTCTGATATAGATGCTTTATATATTAAAATAAATGATCAAAGTGAATTAAAAAATGCTATATATAAGATTCAACTATTATTATCTTCAAAATATTTATGTTTTAACGATGAAATAATATATACAGATGATGATTGTATATTGAAATCTATTTTTAATATAATTCAAAATAGTTTTGATTTTGATATATTTGATGAAAATAAAAATATAGATAATAAATTTATTAAATATATTTTAAATATATTAATTAGAAATCATCCAAATATTAAAATAATAAAACCGATTGAAAATATAATTATTGAAGAAAATGAAAATAAATATGAACAAGAAGAAGATGAACAAGAAGAAGCAAAAGAAGAAGATGATGAGGAGGAAGATGAGATAGACTATCCAGATGAGGAAGATGAAAATGAAAATGATGATTACGAAGATGGTGCAACAAAGGATTTTATATTATATAAAATAGAAAATAGTGGTAATTCTTTTTATATATCATTATATAGATCTTTAAAAGATACAAGAATGTTAGGTAAATTTATAAAATGTATTTTAAAGAAATATCCGAGTAAATCTTATTTTGTAAATATAGACAAATATAAAGATAATACTGATCAAAAATATATACAAAATGAATTTATTAAAGATATAAGAAAATTTGTATCTCAAAATATGAATAATAATGCTATAGAAAAATTATTTGATGAATATTCAAAACTTATTGAACAAAATTACAATGAAGAAATTGAGTTTGATGAAAATATAATAGAAACAAAAGAAAAATTAGGATCACTTAATAAAATAATTAAATCATTTTTTGTAAATAATTATAAATCATTAAAAGATAATAAAGATATAGTAAAAACATTTTTTATAAGTGATATTAAAAGTTCTATAAAAAAACTTGGTAATTGGGTATCTAATATAGAAATTAAATTTATATTAAAAGTGTTAGAAGATTGTGAAATTGATGTTCAAATTGAAGATGATATAAATAATTTTGAAGAAGAAGAGAATAATATTTATTTATTAAATGATAGAGATATTCATTACTCTTATGTTCTAAATAGAAAGGAATTAAATAAAAAATTATTAAATAAAAAAGAAAAAGAAAAAGAAAAGAGAGAAAACGAAGAAGAAAAGATAAAATTTGAACAAAAAAATAGAAAAAGAGAAGAAAAAGAAATAGAAACTATGGAAAGAGAAGATAAATATAAAAATAAAATGATAGATATTGATAAAATCTTTAAAGAGTATGTTGAAGATGATGAGGATAAAGATGAAGAAATTTCTAGTGATAAAAGAAAAATATCTATTTTAACTAAATATTTTAAGAAACATAATATAGCTCAAATCAACCCAAAATTAGTATCAGATATAATTGATAGAATTAAAAATTCACCAATACCAAACGGTATTAAAAGAAGTAGATATAATTTCTTTGTATTACAAAATTATATACCAAAAAATACAATTAAAACACCTAAATTTAAAAAGAAAAATAATAAATTTTTATCAAAAATAAAAATACCACCATTAAAACCGGTAGCATATAATCCAACATCGCCAACTTATAATCCAACATCACCAAATTATAATCCAACATCACCAACTTATAATCCAACATCACCAAATTATAATCCAACATCACCAACTTATAATCCAACGTCACCAACTTATAATCCAACGTCACCAACTTATAATCCAACATCACCAACATATTCTACAACATCTTCAAGATCTAATAATTCTTTGAGTGGTTATAGGTCTCCGATAACATCATCACCGACATATGCTCAAATATATGATCCAACATCACCAAAATATGTTCCATCAACACCATTAGCATATGACCCAGAATTACCATATAATGATATTATTTCGCCATATAGTACTCCAAAAAGACCAACATCACCATATGACCCGAATTTACCATTATCTAATTATAATAATGTTTCACCATACAGTAATCCATCATCGCCAAAATATAATCCAATAAATGATAATGATATCATTCTTTTATTAGACACAAATGAACGAGGAAGAGTTTTGAAAATAAATAATCAAGATTTAGTTTTAGATATATTAGATAACCAAGATAATGTTGTAGGAATGAAAACTACTAAATTTTCAAATATTAAAAAAATAAAATAAATAAAATTGATATTTAAAAGAATACTTATCAACTTAATAAATACTTATATGTCTCTCAAAGAAAGCGCAATCACAGGTTTAAATTCTATAATTGATAAATATATTGCTATTGTATCTCAAAGATATAATATTGACGAAAATGAATTACAACAGTTATGGTCTAATAAAAACGGTGCTTCAATAGATCAACCAAAGTCTACAATAAAGTCGTCAGATTCTGAACTTAATAATTTAACTAAAACTGAATTAATTCAAATATGTAAAGGTAAAAATATAAAGGTATCTGGTAGTAAAACTGAATTGATTGAAAGAATATTAAATACAGAAGGTAAAATAGAAGAAAATCAGGCACCTAAATCAAAACAATTAGTTCAACAACCAATTATTATTAAAAAACTAGTAGAGAAGATACCTAAATTAGAAATAAGCAAAAATAATTTTGGAAACTTTGAACATAAGGAATCAGGATTAGTTTTTGATAATAAAACCCAAAAAGTATATGGAAGACAAAATTCAGATGGAACTATATCTGATTTGACACATGAAGATATTAATATTTGTAATAAATATAAATTTTTATATACTGTTCCAAATAATTTTGATAAAAAAGTCAATATTTTAGATATAAAAGTTGATGAACTAGATGAAGAATTAGAAGAAGAAATTGAAGATGATGATGATTTCAATGAAGAAAATGAAGAAAATGAGGAAGAAGATGATGATGATGTAGAATACTATGAGGAATAATTAAAATTTGAAGATTTAAAAAAATATTTTTTTAAATTTTATTCTAATTCAAAATTACATAATGGACATTTTGTATTTTCTGAAAACCATTCATCTATACAATTAACATGAAAGACATGAGAACAATTTGTAATTTTTCTAATTATATCATTATTATTTATATTATCTTGACATATAACACATAATATATTTGTTTTATTTTCATTTATTTCTATTTTCGAATGTTTTAATAAATTTTTAATTAATAAATTATTCTTTTTTCTATAAACTGTTTCAAATGATGTTACAAATATAGATTGTATATTATAATCAGTTTCTATATATCTAGATTCTAAAGAATAATTATATATTTGATTTTCTAAGACTCTATTTCTTCTTCTTTCTTGTCTTTCTTTAATATATTTAGAATATTCCATTCTTCTTTTTCTTCCAGGAGGTAAATGAATATAATTCATATTTTTATTACTAAAATTATTAAATCTTTAATTAAAAATAGTTTATTTAAAAAAATATATCTATTATATAAAATGTCATATAGAACGTTATCAAGTATTGGAAACAAAATCGAAGAAAAGTTTGATATTCTTGTTCCTGAAATTAAAACAATTGAAGATAAGAATAATATGCTTAAAAGTTACAGAATTTGTTTAATTGATGTTTATGCTGAATGGTGTGGTCCGTGCAAAATTACTGCTCCTGAATTCGCTAAAATGTTTAAAAATTATAATTTAGCTGGTGTTGTTGGGCTTGCTAAAGAAGATGTGGAACTAGGTCTATCTCCGAATGTTCAAGTTATTCCTACATTTCAATTTTATGTTGATGGTAAGTTTCACTCTATAATTACTGGCGCTGATATGAGTAATTTAGAAAATACATTAGTTAAGTTAATTCAAGATTTAGTATCATATGCTGGACAACAGCAAGGACAACCTAGTCAATAAATATTTTTAAACTAAAAGTTTAAAAATCAGTTCAATTTTTTTTCCTTTCTTTACATATGAAACGTGAAATTGTTTTTGGAGACTTATTATATTCTATAGCTAATTCACTCGACGTTTTTCCATTTTTATTTTTTAATAGAATTTCTTCTTTTTCTTTACTTGTTAAATGTTTTATTTTATTATCTTTATTTGGTAATTTATATATAAATCCGTTAAATACTTTTCCATTTAGAACTAAACGATCAACTATTCCTCGACTTAATTTTGGATCATCATCTACAGCCTCTTTTATACTATTATACTTTTTAACTATATTTCCATCTGTATCCATTTTTATGATATTTACTTCATTTTTACGATTAATCTCTATAAGCTCTGGTTTTGTAAATTCAGTTTCGCTTTTTCTCCAGATATAATTACCAGCTTTACTAGAAACTAATTCTAAAGCATCTTTAATTTCATTTTCATCTATTTTTGTATCTTTTGACGCATCTTTTAAATTTTCATACTTTTTTACAAATGCACCTTTAATATTATATTGATAAATATACTCTTTTTCTTTTTCTCTCTCTTCAATTTCTTTTTGTTTGATTTTAAGATAATTTTCAATTCTTTCTGTTTTTCTTATATTTTTATTTGTTTCAATAATTCTATTTATCATATCTCTTTTATTACCAAGTTGTATGATTTCACGTTCTCTGCATATTTGTCTTATGCTTTTAAAAGTAAGCTTTTCCAATTCTTTTATATCTTTATCGTAATCATAATCATCTATATATTCTTCCTCTTCTTTTATTTCATTTTCTTTTTTTTCATTAAGTAATTTAACATACTTTTCTTGTTTAATTTCTTCAATTTTTCTATATATTCTCCCTATCACTTTTGACATATCAAAATCATGTTCATCTGGATTAAATCGTATCCAACAACTATCATCAATACCTAGCGTTTCATTAACAAAATCCATTCTTTCTCTTTCTTTGTGAGGTTTTCTATCACTGTGTCCAA